CAAGCAAGTAAAGGTTTAGAAAAGGAGTTGCAGTCAAGACTACGAATATATGACAAAGCTTTGCAGCTCCGCCAAGGCCCTGGGTGGCTCCCAGGGGGCAGGATTATCTAAATCTGTTGATAATCCTGTTTCTGTCCGTGATCGAACAGATGCCTTAGTTCGTGGACTTCTAATAATAGTAGAGCATCATGATGCCAAACAAGAAGTCTGTTGTGCTTTAAGAGAACAAGTACACAACTATTTAGATAACAGCACTGACGAGTCGGTTTGGTTAAAGAGATGTAAATATCTCTTATGCTACCCACTCGCCCGTTATCTGAAGAACGAACTCCCTCCAGCCCCTGATGTAAGCTTCAAGCCATCAGGGGTCCTTCGAGGTTGGATGAAAGCTCGTTTTAATGCTTTCACTGATAAAAATGCCCATCTATGGTACTCCTGGTTTCAAACTAAGCGTTCTACTTTGCCATTGTCCGAATCTATAATAGATCAAACTTATGACAAGCATTTGGAAACGCTCACTAAACCTGACGAAGGTGATGCAGCTACGATCGAGTCGATAATGACTAATAGCGACTTCCTCTCTGTCCTTAATAAGGTCAGGAGAGAAGTGGCCGTAGAGTTTGCACTCCGTTCGCCATTTATAATCGAGACGCCTTCAACAAACTCTTGTTTTGAAGGAACTCGTTCACAAGGAGGTCAACAAATGAAACTACGCGAAATCAGCGGCCTGTTTTTAGAGAACCAGGTTACTGAACTAATTCCGTATGAATTTCATTCGATGGTGTATCGCCCGTGGGTCTATTCCCGGCATGGAAAGATATTTAACTTTCATCAAACCCGAAGATGTGCCTATGGACTAGAAGAGTGGTCCACACTTATTGAGTGCGCTTCTAAGCTAGATCTCAGTGTTCCTCTTAACTGTACTATTCAAGCAGTTCTTGAGCCGAACAAAGTTCGTGTTATTAGCAAGGGTAATGCTCTTCCTTATTACTCTTGCAAGCCCTTACAAAAGGTGCTCCACGATAGTCTCCGGTCTATGGATCCCTTCCGCCTGATTGGTCGTCCCTTAATGGCGACTGACATTATTGACATAGCGAAGGATGTTCCACAGACGTGGGAGTGGTTTTCCGTTGATTATAGCGCAGCAACAGATGGTTTGTCATGGAAATATTCTGGTAGCATATTTAAATATGTTATCCAGGATCTTCCCTCACAGGTTCGTGAGATAGCTATGGCCGTGCTCGGCCCACATAACCTCTATTACCCCTCGAAAGAGCGGGGTGTTGCCCCTATAATGAAGGGAACCATGCAAAATGGCCAATTGATGGGATCAATTCTTTCTTTTCCGATTCTCTGTTTAGCGAACCTCGGTGTGTACTGTCATTCAATGGCAGGATACATCCAGGATGGCGCCACAGTTCCGGCTCCGTCTAATATGTCTCGACGTGATATTCTTGGTCATGTCCTTATTAACGGGGACGACATGGTCTATGCTGCTCCTAAGGAGCGCTGGACGCGACATGTAGAGATTGGAAGGAAAGTTGGACTTGAAATGTCCATTGGAAAAGCCTATATTCATAGGGAATACTTAAATATAAATTCTCAATCCGTTTTATTCCCCTTGCAGAGGAATAAAGAAGGTCTTAGACCGAGATTTATTAATTTCCTGAATACAGGACTTTTCTTTGGGCAACATAAGGTCCAAGGTAAGACCGAAACGGCAGGCTCTCACCATGAGGGTCCCATAGGAATTGCTGTTAACATCAATACCATTTTGGATGGATGTCTACCTGGGAAGCAGAACATGTTTCTCGCAAAGATCTTAGAGACTCATAAGGATAGTCTCTTTCAGGAGTGTCGAATCCGCACTCGCCAGGGCATGAATGTTTGCCGTAATCTTTTTATATCCGAAAAGCTCGGAGGTATGGGGGTAGTCCCTCCACCCAATTTTAAGTATAAGATTACGAAGCAACAGTTATACATCGCCAATGGCTTCCTTGAACACGTATATACGGACATACCCTATTGTGTAGGGGATATGGGCCCATCACCTGGCTTTCCTGTTAAGAAAGCTGAGGATTTGGTTCAATGTCCCTGGTCAATGGCCTGTTCATCCGATATCGATGACAGACGTGTTCCTTTTAAGGAAATTAGGTTCAAGCTCCTGAAGAAGCTCTGTAGACAAGGAATCACCTTTTACGGTCCTAATAGCCAATGTTTGATTGGCCGAACTGAAAGATCTAGTTCGTCCCGGATCCCCCCTGTGTGGGATCCAGCACTCGATATGGAGAGCTAAGGTAAAGATTCCTGTTTAGGCAGTGACCTATTCCTTTGTTGAAATTTTCAGACCTGAGATGTCTATAAACTCATTCATGGGGTCTACCTCATTAAAATACCCAAAACGGTGATGACACCTTCTGTTATCTTAATAGTTCCGTGCTAAGTGCGTCAGCTAAATGCCGAGAGACTGCACGGGTATGCCCAACTCTAACTTCTGTTACTTTTGCCAAAACTAATACATGGCTTTCAGAAGGAGTGGTTGAGGTTGAGGTCGATGGACAGTCCGCGAAGATTTATCGCGTATCCCATATCATGAATCAACAAAGAAATAATAACCGAGGTGGCAAGGCCAACGCACCCGGTACTAATCGAAAAGAAAGAAGAAAGAACAGAGTTCCCATCGGTCCCTTAAGATCCGATGGCACATTCAGTGATAATTCTCACAACAATCGTCGATACAAAGATCGATCGATCATGCCAACTCAAGTCGCGTCCCGTATAACGAGGACTGGCATCTCTGATTTCAAGAGATGTCGACTGAAGTGGGTCTTAGGATACACTTTCGTCGGAAATGGAACCAACGGAACACTCGATGCCGTCTATCTCAAGAGTGCCTCAGGCACTTTCTTGGTAAACGGTCTCGGCTCAGGTGTTTCCGGTTGGGCTCCAGTCGCGGCTGCTGATCTCGACTTTGGTCAGACTTATGTATCTGATATCGAAAAGCACTATGCCCGAAAGGTAGTGAGAAGAATGTGGTTACATGTGGACTCTCTGAATCCAACCACCAATTCCTCAATGATGGCTGCAATAGGCCTAATGCGTGGAGCGTCCGGTGCGGAACAGTCAACAATGTCAGCCTTAGCGACTGCCACTGTTCCTGCTAATACCGTGAACAACGTCTGCTCGACGAAAGGCGGCTTTACCGTCGCGTCCTGGGAGAATAAGACCGTGGACATCACCGAATTTATCGGGGGTGGGTCAGGTGCGAACCAAAATGAGTTCGATCTCCAAACAGGGCAATCAGCTGGAGCCATATACACTGCTCCTGCGACTAAAACATCCCAAGAACTGGATGGTGTAGTCCCAGCATGTATATGCGTGGCCGGCCAAGCATTAGGAACAACGTTCAATAATTCGAACGTTCATCAGCTCACAATTGAGCAAGAGGTGGATTATCTCGATTATATCGGTGGTATGAACCTTGTCGCTACTGCCTAAGCAGAAATCGATCAAAGCGGGCTCCCTGATCTAGGGGCAATAACCTGAAAATCGGATAGAAGAAAGAAATTTCTCACTATTGGTAGATATTTTCTAGCGAAAGTACCTCTCCCGGAAACAATATCAACGAGCTCTTGAAAATTATCTTCAGTAATTAATTACTGTGATAGAACAAAGGATTGTAAGCAACGCAGATACGTCTGTGAGTTATATACCCTGAATTAGTCCGGCTACCACGGAAGTGGTGGGCGCTAATGTTCGGATAAAGAAAAGAATGAAAAGAGTAAAGGAAATATTGAAATTTAAATGAAAG